GCGTCCAAGAGTGGCGACCCCGACAGGATTCGGGTATATTCTTGTATGTAACTGATTTTGAAACAGAATCTGGGATTTTGCCCCGCACCGGGACTCAAAATTGGTCCCTTGATTCTATTGAGAAATCCCGCGCGGCCCCCGCACCTACGAAGCAGTGATCATCCCTGCTTCCGAGGCACCCAGCGCAGACTGCTGGTCGCCTGCATGGCCAACTCAAGAACCTCGATGAAGGACATTTCGGTTTCCTTCCTTCCATCGATCATCAGTTCCCATTTGGGCTTGTCGCCCTCCATCGTCACGCGAATATAGATTCTGTCTCTCATGCGTTCACCGATACTCGTTGGATTTCACCGCGCTCGCGATGGAACGTAATGGCCTGTAGCTGTGCCCGGGCCGAATAAGCGTGGCTGACCGCGTAGGCGTCCCGCTCTGTGACGGCGCGTAGCTGCTCGTGCTTCATGCCGCCGATGTCCTGCACCTTGGCGTGATGCAGATGGCCAGTGAACAGGAAGCGGTGTTTGGTTCTACCCCATGCCTCCGCGAACTCATCTGCCACGAAATGGACCAGCCGGTCAGGCTTTGCCTTATCGCCATGATGAGCTGCGATCATCACGCGCCCAAACTCATGCAGGAAGAACTCCCCAGGCTGCTTGTGCACGACCACCCGGGGCTCGTTGCGATAGCGCTCGGCAAGAGCGAACATCACCGCCAGATAGATGGTGGCGTCGTGATTGCCGGGGAGAATGCAGACATGCACCGTCTTGTGCTTGGTTAGAGCGCTTTCAACTGCTCCACCAAGGGTGGCGATGCCCACATCCAAGGTGCGGAACATGCGCGTATCCACGTCCAGCACATGCTTTGACCGCGGCGTCTGGTATGTGTCGTCGTTGGCGTGAGTGAAGTCGCCAACATCTAGAATGATTGCGGTTTCAGATGCGGGCGAAGACGCCACGCATTGCGCTACCCAACTCCGCAACCGCTCTGCCGCGATATCGGTGTCATAGTCTGAGCCTGTCTCTTTACTCCATGCCCTGAGGCCCAGATGGGCATCTGCGATCGGGTAGACGGTGCAGAGGTCGCTAAAGACGGCTTCAGGAGGCGCAACCGGTTGGGCCGGCTCCATGTCCTCGAATGCCGCTTTGATGCGCTCCAGCACATCATCCTGAGCGCTTGGCGGACGAATGTAGATTGATCGGGAGATACCATCTGCATCAGGCTTGGTTTTGATCCACATACCTGATGGGGTAACGGTGGTTCCAACCGCATCCATTCCAGCCTGAATGGCGGGGTCGGTTTCTCTCAGTCCGCGCGCCTCGGCTTGCCTGATTCGGCTTTGAAGTGTCTGGCGGGGGATGCCCATTGCTCTAGCCGCCGGGCCAATCCCCTTGAACTGCTCTACTGCCAGAACCGCTTCGCGCAGCTTTTCATCACTGATGGGCTGAGCTGGCATTAAGCACCCCGCACTAGCAGTGAGCACGCGATTAAAAGCGCGGCGGCGAGCGCCACCACGGCAAATAGAGCCCTCATGGGGGCCTCCTATGTGTTGAGGGATTACTTCCGGTCGAGAAGCTTTGTGATGATCTGCACCAGAAGCCAGATCACGCCCAGGATTGGGAGCAAAAGCCCCGCGAATTGAGAAACGTCAGCAAGAGAGGGAAGCCACCACGGAGAGGCCACGGCCCCAGCTGCTATGGCGTTGGTAGCGCGCTCCATCATGGCTTCCACCCACATAGGCGTTGTCCCCGAAGATTGTGTCCGAGCAGTTGATTGACTTGCTCGTCTGTTAGTTGATCGATTTGTTGGCGGGTGGGGCGAATTGGCTTGGCGAGATCACAGAAGGAACCGCCTGTCGTTTGGCAGCCAGAGAGCAGAAACATGCCAATTGGCATAACGAGAGTTAGCGTTTTGACCATTTCGCCAACTCCTCGCGCAGATCGTCAGCCTCCATGCGCGACAGTTCATCATCGATTCTATCGGCTTCGGCGCGTGCCTTGAGGCGCTCACCGGCTTGCTTCTGCCGCTCTCGGGTCGCCCCTGATGTACGGCCCTTCATGAAGGCCACAATGACAGCGAAGAGACCTCCCCCGATAGCGAGCATTGTCGGGCTTGAGAGGAAGGAGAGCAGAAGCGCTGTCATGTCGCCCAACCCAGACGCCTGGCTAGGCGATAGGCATACTCAGTGCCGAGCCCGACGATGACGCCGACGGCGGCTGTAGCAAGCTCGATCAGATCAGGATCGGTATTGAGGAAGGCCGCACTGTCTGGATCAAGGATACCCTTGGCGACGAGTGCGCCAGCGATATAGCGCAGCAGAATTCGGGCAATCGGGCCGCTCATTTGGACCTCCTGAACAGCTTGGAGAGGAAGGAGATGAGAAGGGAAAGGAGGGATGGTTTGGGCGAAGCGGGAATTCCCGTTTCGGGCGCGGGCTGCGGTGATGTCGGTGTTTCCGACACCATCTTGATGGCCTCGGAGCTCACGTCATTGACGCGGTTCGTCCAGCCTTTGCCGAAGGTCGGCCAGGTGCTCAGCCCTTTGAGGAAGGCCATGCGTTTGGCGCAGATCGCCGCAACGAGATCGGCAGCATTTATGCGCTTCACGGCGGCGATGGTGACGGGGCCAATCTTGCCGTCCTGCGTCACGCCTACTGCGGCTTGCAGATACTTGGCTGCTCGCGACGGTCCAGAGTTCACGGCGAAGTCAAAGACGGCGTAGTCAACGCCACTTGGAAGATCATCGCCCTTCACCGCATCCCAATATTGCTCACGATAGACCTTTGCTACCTGGGCATCGGTGATGCGCTTCAGATCGTCCACGGTGCCGGTCTTGTCGATGTATCGGCGGAAGGTCGCAAGGGTGATCCCCTTGTTGGTCGCGCCGCCCGGATCTGCGGCTAGATTCACAAACCCACCCTCATGTGCTAGAACGAGTTGCAACGCTCTCGCGAAATTTCTATCCATCGAAAGGTACTCCTATGGGGAAGTTCATCGACCGCACCGGCCATCGATACGGACGCCTTTTGGTCCTTCATCGGGCAGATGAAGCCCCGTCCTCGAATGGAAGTCGGGTGCGGTGGCTTTGCCAATGCGACTGCGGAAATGAGAAGGTCGTAACAGGCCACGCCCTTTCGCGCGCCGAAACAACAAGTTGCGGATGTCTCAGGAGAGAGAGAACTGGTGCGAAAAAGCGCACCCATGGAATGACGCGGACACCCACCTATAGATCGTGGCAAGCAGCCAAAGAGCGCTGCCACAATCCCCGCAATGCCAAGTATGCCTCCTATGGAGGGGCCGGTATTCATATGTGCCCCAGATGGCGGGCTTCCTTCGAAGCCTTCCTGGCGGACATGGGAGAACGCCCAGTCGGGACGACACTTGACCGGCTAGACCAGTGCAAAGGCTATGAGCCCGGCAATGTCCAGTGGGCCACCTCTGTCGAGCAATCAGTTAACCGGGGCACAACGAGGCTCTATCGTTGGCGTGGTGGATGGATGACAACGAGAGAGATAGCCGAGGCTGAGAGCGTGCCCTTCAACTCTCTTCGCAAGGTCGTCACGAAGCACCGCACCATCCAAGACGCCGTTGCCTATGTTCAGTCGCGCAAGGGCCGGAGTGGAATACAGAACCTTCGGCAGGATGGTTGACGAAACCGCCTTCCCACTTGAGGACAAGCGAGAGCGACCGCTGGAAATTACTCTCCATCGGGATTCCCTTTTTTTGCTGGATTTGCTATGGTTTCAGGGTTGGCGGCGGCTCATCAACGCCGCTCAGCAGACGGCACAAAGCCCCATTGACAAAGGATCGGGCCGTCGCCATTCTTAGTTGCAACTTTTGGGGGTTGGTTTCGTTAACTTCGGGCGGCTAATTCGTTATCGGCCTGGAGTACTGAGATGGAAGCGATGGCGGATATACTCTTCACGTTCTTTGCCATAACGTTTAGTGGGCTTGTCGCTGCTAATGCAGCGGTGATCGTCCTGCGCTTCCGGCAGGAAGACCGCGCGGAGAACCGTCTTCGCAGGTTTCTAGCCCCTATTTCCAGCTACCTTAGCCTTGGAGGTTCACAAGGCGCTAAGTCTCGCACTCGTCACGCCTAATATTCGCGCGTGACAACGCTGCCAATCGTCGGAGAGCTTTCCGCTTTCTGGCTGGGCTTTCTCGGAAGCGCAGCCGTAGAGGTAGCAGCGGCGGTTAAATCATGTGCCGATTTGGATGGGCATTGCCCCGAAAGGTATAAGCGCCCCTTCTATCTTTTTGTGCGTGTCCTACTGGCAATAGTCGCCGGGTCACTTCCGGTGGTCTTAGAGGCCTCGAATGCCCTTACCTCATTCTACATGGGAGCAAGCGCACCCCTTCTTTTAGACCGCCTGGGTAAAGGCATCAAACCCGACGAAGAACCCAAGTAACGTCTGACCCCTCTCCCCGCCCGTCCAGTAGTTGAGAGCGCGAGAGAGGGAGCCGAGAGACCTCATGCCTGCGCAGGCCCATCCAGCAAGGCGTGATAGGCGTCGATCAATTCCGGTGTCCAGACGGCGCTTGCTACGGCAGCAACGCGCTCGTCAATACCGGTGAGATCGGATCCGGGTTCCACCGTGCACCTGTCGAAGGAAAAGGCTATCTCGACCCCATCGCGCAGTATGGCCACCCTGCGGCGCACCTGCAAAACGCCGTTCTGAAGCACCTCGATCTTGTCGATAGCAGATTGCTCAGTCAGCATCATGCGGCCTCATATTGCAGCCCAACAATAAGGTGCGAGTTGTTGGTGAAGTTCGTGTCATTCAAAACACCACTGGGTAGAGAGTATAGGTTGGCCGTAGCGGCGCCTCCGACAACTGCACATCCAACCACAGTCGCTCCAGTTATCCCCCCAACGAAACCCACGTGACCGGAGTAGTAATTTAGGTTCCCTTGGGCTGCAAAGGGTAGGCCCGCAAGAGTTGCAGCCCCTGTGGATGTTCCCTTGGCAGTTAGCTGACAGTCGATCAGAACGCGAACCGTGTTACCTATTTTCTGATAGCGCCCTTGCTGGGATGCATAGGACATCCCAACAGAGTTTCCGCCGAAACGGAGAAGTGGGGTACAATTCCCCTCTTCATAATCATCCAACGTATTAGGATCTGTTGAGGGATTCTGAGTGGCCGGGAATATAATCTGGCCGCCCCAAAGATTTATCGTACCAGTGTCTGCAAGCTGCGTCAGAGTTGCGTTAAGCGTTTGTTTGCTTGCGAGTTCTCTGATGATATCGGGGCGCCAGGTCGCGGAATATGGCGAAAGTGCCATCAGGCATCTTCCAGAGCTTTAACCCTGCGCCGCAGGGATTGGACCTCAGCCACGATGTTGGCAATGACCTCGGGCGTTCCAGCGTCCATGCTCTGATGGATGGGGTTCCCATCCTCGTCTACGGCATCCTTCTCGCCGGTCACGCTTCCAGGGGCGACCGACTGGAACTCATGCGCAAGGAAGCCTGCGGTTCTGTATCCGGTATTCTTCCAGGTGAAATTCACCGGGCGAAGGGCGTCAATGAACTCGCCGGACCCCTTCAGTTCAGTCACGTCATCCTTGAGGCGGTAGTCGGAGGAGGTGTTGTACTGCGTCGAGGTATCACTCCAAGCAATAGAGCCCACAACACCGCCAGTCGAGTTTAGAAACTGGAGCCCAGCACGGTAGACAATCCCCGCAGCTGCGGATTGAATTACCTGAAGCCAAAGATTGTCAGCGGCCCTAGTCCGTTGAGTTATAGCGGTGTTGGAACCATTCAACGCGCCCCATAGCGTATTCGGAGCAGGCGGATCGCTATCTTTCCAAACGTCAGTAGGCAGTCGCTGAGTGTTTATTGTGCCGGTCAGGCTGGAAGCCGCTAGAGCCCCGGAAAGCACCGGAGCCGAAAGAACTCCTGAAGAAAGAGAGAGACCGTTTTCATCAAGGATAAAGTAGTTGAGTAGAGCGGTGCCTGCCCCATTGTAGATACCAAGCCGCAGATCATCGCCGGTGCGATCCCAATAAAGGACGCCCTGGTTGACGTCATTCTCATCTCGGATATAGACGCGTGCCGCAGTGTCGCCTCCAATAGCATTGACAAGTATCTGGCCATCGAAGCGCTGCGTGCCCGTCCATATGTTTGACGTGGCGGTCAGGTAAGTCTGAATAGCTGCCTTGATGCTGCCCCAGGTCAGCTTTTTAAGACCCCACGAGGCTGCGCTATCAGAGATCGGGAGCTCATCAGCATCCACAGGGGTTGTTTTTGCAGCTGCGGAGTGGATGGCTGGGGCCAACGAGAAATCCGTCACCTCGGGGTCGAGAACAATCCATCCCCCGGCTCCACTATCAGCAGCCCCGTCATAGACGAGAGTGTAGATATGGCTCTGCTGTAGATCACCTGCGGCCAGATCCTGGTCCGCTGTCATGCCGCGGACCTTCTTCCTCAGCTTCTTCGACCCAAGCCCGTTGGCATTGAGTGTTGCTGCACCGGTATTGGTGGCAGCAACCTTGATCCGCATCTGAATGCCGGTCTCAAGGGTATTGAAGGGCGATGTAGCCGTGACCGTTAGCGCATTCGCCGTCCCGCCTGCTGAAAGGACGCCCTGGTCCTTCAGCCATTCGGCAAAGCGGGTCATCATCATGCGGGCGCTATTGTTGACGGTCGAGGGAAGCTGCCCTTCGCGCCAATCAATATCGCCGTCTGCCGTCTGGTTATCAGACGCGACAAGGCTCCAGTCGTAGATAGATCCGGCCATAGGTTATCCTCAGACCATTCGGGATTTCAGGAATTCTTGGAGGTAGCTCGCGAGCTGTGGCATCTGCCCCGCACCCTGCATCGGTGCCGGTGGTTGAAGCATCTGCGGCTGCGGCGTTTCTTGTTGCTGAGAAAGCATCGAAAGAAGGGGGTTCATCTGGCTTTCGCCCTGTTCCTCGCCGCCTCCCAAGAGCGCCAGGAGCCCTTTCGGTGCTTGTTCGCTGGACTGAACAGGGGCAACAGGATGGCTCGCTATCTCGCGCGGGGGCGGCAAGGGGGGGGCGGCTTGGCCACCGATTAGGCCCATAGCTTTCTGGCGGTGATCCGCCATCTGCTTCTCTACCTTGTCGCGCACCGTGCCGGGTGCACCACCTGCGGCGGTATCACTGGCATTGTAGCGACCAGGGCCTCCGGCATTCACGATGCTGTACGCATCCAGCATCCCCATGCCCGGTTTCCAGCCTGACGACTGGTAGTATTTGACGATTGCGCCATCGGGCCCGAGTTGGCTCCGCATGGCATCTTCGGGACTGGAGAAATCCACACCGTATTGCCGAGCCTGCGGTTCACCGAACTGGATCAGGCCCCTGTGTTTGCCCCATTTTGTAGTTGGGCCGGGTTGCATCGGGTCAAATGTACCGCCCGTCTCGTACGAGATGATGGTGGCCAGATCGACCGGGTTCATCCCTAGGGCCTGCGCAGTCGCTATGATGCCTTCGCGGAGGTCACGAGCCATAGATGATCCTCAAATAGAAAAAGGCGGCTCCGAAGAACCGCCATCACCGCCCTCCTCAACTCCAGCGAACAAGCGAGTGTCCGACCTCGACTCTTCCAAGAAGTGACGGCATGATGCCCTCTTTGGGGAGGGGTTATGGACAGCGAAATCGAAGAACTTCGCGCGCAGATCCGTGGTCTGCATCTAGTGATGACAATTGCTCTTGGTGCACGCCCTACAGAACAGGTTTTAGATGCCCTGAAAAGGACAGAGAAACGCCTTAGAACCCAAAACGCGCACTCAGCCACAATCGAAGTCTTGCGGGAATTCCGCGAGCTTTGGGAGATCGATCTTCCCTCAACTGGCGCTCCTTCTCCAAAATGAGGTCAAGCATTATGGACTCGCGCTTCTCTTGCGGCGTCCATAACTTGGGTTCGTTGAGAGAGCGCCATTCGATGGACATCTTTAACTTCTCCACTGGAATCGCTATGTTGCGGGGATGAGAGAACCGTTTTTCGGGCAGAACGCGAAGCCGTTCGTTGTGCAGTTCATTATAGGCATCGTTGCCCTGAATCTGCTTTACTGGCTGTTCGGGGACATGATCTACAATGCTTCCACAGCCTTCTATTGTGCCAATCTCGGCACCTGCTGACCGCTCTCTATCGTAAGCAGATCAAGAAGGCCGCGAAGCTGCGGCGACATTTGAGGGGGTGGCAAAGCGCCTCCTGAACGGATCAGAGCGGCTGCTCTTTCTGCATTCCCGACTCCGATGCTACCGGCTGCGCGTCTACCAACCTCACCTGCGCCGAGCAGTGCCGCAGCTCCAACGGGTCCAGCAGCACCATAACCCGCACTTCCTGCAAGAGTTGTGCTTACTACGCCCCGTGGCGCGAACTTGCCGAGAAGGCGAAGCGCGTTTTCAACCGGACCACCGCGAACGACGCCCCGTATGATGTCCAATTCCGCTTTGCTGAAATTACGGGCGGTGCGAACATTGCCAAGGATGCTCTTAAACTGCTGCCGAAGAGCGGTTGCCATGTCCGCAGAGGTGTAGTTTGCGCCCACGGTGTTCTTCGCCTTTTCAAAGGCATTCTCGATAATCTCGCTCTTGCGGAACGTGCGCCACATATCGCGAGCCGCCGCGATATTTTCAGAAGCAGCCTTTGCATTACCCGCCGCCACATCGGTCGGCCTGAGGTTCCCGAGCCAGTCATCGATCTTGTCTATCATGATGGTGGCGATACGGCGCTCGTCAGGGTCAATGCTTTTGGCTGCGCCACCGACAACACGGCGAAGGGTGTCCACCTCTCTGAGGGAAAGGCCAGCGCCTTGTTCCGCTGCCTCCTGCAGCCGCCCTAAGGCAGCTGTGGCCTTGGGGTGAATGGTCTTGTCGATCCCGGCGTTTTTGACCGTTTCAGCAATGTCATTGAAGACACGCGTGATGCCCTGACGGGAGACGACAAGACCTGCATTATCCGCCTGTTGATAGAGTTCGTGCGCTTGCTGCTTGAGCGCATCTGTTGTTGGGGCGGCCCTGGTCGCGGCCTTAGAGAGCTGCCGAGAAGCCGCCCCTCCGACTGCCCCGCCAAGTGTCCCGCCGATGACGGTACCTGTGGCCGCTTTGCCGAATCTGTCCATTGCGCCGCGTCCCTCGCCAGCACCATAGACCGCACCATAAGCTGCGCCCTCTCCGGCCCCTCGCGTGACAAGTGAACCTAGGGTCGGCTTTGCTCGCTGAATCAGGCTAAAGCCGCCCTTCATGAGAGGGGAGGCTGCCCCCATGCCGCCCGCTACCGTTCCGGCGGTAGAGGCTATGGGTGAACGCTCTTCCCTTCTGCGCTGAAGCTCTTCCTCAACCTGCATGTTGCGGTCGTAAGCGCGGCCAATGTCGAAACCTTCGCCTTGCATCCACTCGCGGCCTGCACGGAACGGTGCATTGAGGCCCGAAACAATCTCATCAGCGAACGGAATGGCCTTCGCCATACCGCTCCCGGTCATATCGGAGAATGTGCCGGTGTCCTGCCACTTCTCTATTTGGTCAGCCTCAGAACGAGCGGACCAATCATCATTGGCGGGTGAGGAGGGAGTGTATTTCTGCCATGGGCCAGCCTGACCGCCCTGCTTCTGGTATCTTTCCCAAGGGGCCATTATTGCACCTTTTCCCAGTTGTCGGGGTTACCGGGGTCTCCGCCCTTAAAGCGATAACCGTCTTCAACGGTGCCGGGAGATGGCGCGCCCATCCCGCCGCCTTCACGGCGCGCCTGTGCTTGAGGGTCGTCTTCCAGAAGACCGTCATAGGCACGCCTGCCTTCCAGCATGTTCTGGTAAAGGCGCTGGAGGCGACGAAGGTTGAATTCCAGCTGCTCGCGGCTTTGCGACTGCTCTAGGTTGCCGATGGTAGACTGAAGGAACGCAAGTTCACGCTCTGATACCTGTCCCAGAGCACCGCCAGTGGGAGACGCCTCGCGCATAGCCTGAAGGCGGTCAAAGCCAGCATTTGCTTTAATGGTGTCGAGCAACCCACGGAGGTCGCGCGCCCCCGTTCCGCCTACACCCGAAAGCGCGTCACCAATCATTCCGGTGGTCGGCAGCGTGCTGTTGGAGATGGTGTCAAGCGCGCGGCCAATCTCCTGATTGACAATGCCGTTCCAAGTCTTGGCCTGCTCGTCTTTATTCTCGGTTTCCACCTGAGCTTGTTTCGCCTTGATGTCTTCGGGACTCCCGGGGATGGGAGACATGCTAATCGGATTGCCCTTGTTGTCGTAATCGACTTTGTAACCAGCAGGCGGTGTGCCGATTGTCCTGGCTGCGCCTGCCTGCGCGATCCTAATCTTCTGCGCCTCGACATCGGGTGGTAGAACTTCCGACTTCGAACCCCCTATCACATTGTAGCGGCCCGTTTTCTTGTCGATCATGGCCTTGGCTGGCCGCCCCTGCTCGTCATAGATCTCAGTGATCTCCCATTCGGGCTTGCTGCCAGCCTTCCATTCGCCATACCAGGCGCGAAGGGCAGCGGGGTCGCTCGCAAGATAGGCCGCCTCGTCCCGTCCTAAGCCCTGAGTGGTCAGCCATTTGACGGTCTGGTTTTGGCTGGCCTGCTGTTGGCGCTCCTTCTGACGGTTCTGGTTCATCTGCATCAAGCCCATACCAAGCTGCTGATTGCGTGGGTCCAGCATGGCTATAGCGGGGCCAAGAGCAGACAAGAAGTCGCCCATAGCAACGCCAGCTCGACGAGGGGCGGTTTGCGCCGCCAATGGCGGCTGCTGTTGCTGCGGCATTGCGAGCATTGAGTTTGGTTCACTGGGTCGAAACAGAGCATCAAGAAGACCTACCATTTATGCCGCCCTCGCAAATGAGCCAAACCTATCCCGGGCGGCTTCCAAATAAGCACCCCTTGCTGCGTCTATATCAGCGAAGAGACCCAAATATTTGCTTTTCCCCTTGTAATGTATTGTAACTTGCCACGCCCTGCGTTGCTTATTCCAATACACCCCCTTGTATCCGCTTGTATTATCCTTTCGGAGCGGCATGTTTCCGTTATTTTGTCTAGGTGTTGCCTCCCTTAAATTTTCTATCCTGTTGTCGTCTTTATCACAATTTACATGATCGATCGCCTCTTTGGGGAAACAACCATAGACGTACATCCACGCCAAACGATGGGCATAATATGATTTACCCTTGAGGCTAATTTGGCGATAAGAAGATCCAGCGCGATAGCCTGCAACCGTGCCCGCATACCTAGTATTCCATTCGCGGCGAACGCCCTCGCGGGGCCTCCAATAAAAAACCCCCGTCTGGGGGTCGTAGTCTAGGTGACTCTTTAGTTCCTGCTGTGTGATCATCGGAAGAAGTTCCCGAACAGAGAGCCGCCCCCGCTGACAGGGGCCGTCAGAAGGGTCCCAAGCAGACCAGCAAAGTTCATGGGTTGCTTGGTGGTTTGAGTGGTCGTCCCGTAAGGCCCTGCAACGCCCTGAGCGGCAGAGATAAGGCCGCCAAGACGAGCCCAATCCTCGTTATCCAGCTGCGTCCACTGGTTGATAAGATCGTTGAGACCCTGTTGCGTGCGCTGGTCGATTGCGCCGCCAATGCCCATCTGCTGGTTCGCGTCGAAGACCTTGTTCCCCTGGATGGTCGGGAGCTGAGAAATCATGCCGAGCATGTTCTGGAAGCCCTGATTTTCCAATCCCGCTGCACCAAGCGCACGATTGACCTGCGAGGACTCAAGGGCATTCGCTGCGTTCAGCTGATTGCCGCGCTCAAACTGATAGTTCTGGTTGCGGAGCTGGTTCGACATGTTGCCGATAGAGTCGGCTAGCGTTCCCTGGTGTGCGGCGGAGCCATACCGGCCACCTGCTGCGAAAAGCTGGTTGGTCTGAGTGCCGATGTCCTGCGCATTCTTGGAAATGATGTCGTCCAGATAGGGCGAGCCGTTCAGGTAGTCGCCCCGAGCCGTCCCAGTAAGGTAATCATGCGCCGCGCCGCCGCCCTGAAGCGTGTTGATGGCGTTCTGCCCCGTCTGTCCTATACCGCCTTGGGTGAAGGTCTGACTGGCCACACCCATCGGCGCTGTCTGCAAGAATGAGTTCATGTTCTTGTAAGCGTCGGAGCCCACCTGTGCCCAATTCGGAAGGCCGGTGTTCTGGGTCGAGGTGGAGGCCTTGTTCTGTGATTGATTCACGCTACCCATTACCAAAGCCCCCTTCGTGAAGAGTCACCCTCGACTTGCGTCCACTGCTCGCCGCCAGGTGTGTCTTGTTTGATCCATCGCCCCGGCTTGTTGTGAATTTTTGCTGCATAAGGAATGCCGGTTCTTAGGGACTCCATGATATCTGTAGTGTAACTAGGCTGCGCTTGCTGTTGCGGAGCAGCTGAGTTCCTGTTTTTCACCTGCTCAAACAACGCGGATAGGTCAGGGATGAGCGAATTTATGCTCTGATTGGAGACGGGAGCACCGGAATAGCCAGTCGCAGCAAGAAGGCTGTTCATGCCGGAAAGCGTCGGGTCGGAAAGCGGTGCCTGGGTCGGGCCCGTGTAGGTGTTATAGCCCTTCCCTTGCTCATACAGGGCAAGCGCATCCGCCGCCCCACGCTCAAGCATGGGACGAGCCCATTTCGGCGGCTCGTTGGTTTGCGTCGTCTTCGTGCTCTTGCTGCCCATTCTAAAGTTCCTTCGTCATGACGATTGAGCGCGTTTTGAAGCCCATCGGCTCATAGAGGCGCACCAGGCCGCGGCGGCAGTGGGTCACAGCTTCTGTCGCCCCCTGTGCCCGCGCCCAATCCTCCATTTCATGAAACAGTTCGAGGCATTCGGCGTATCGGCTGCCACCACACTCAGCCATCACGAGCTGCTTCTTGCCCGTGGCGTTGATGGTGATAATCTCCGTGACCGCGGCCAGGATCACTTCGTCACCATCAGTGATCACCCAAAGCTGTCGCTTCCCAGCGGCACATTCCGCGATGATGTTCTGGATGGTCTCGTACCCGTCGAACTTGCGGCAGTATTTTTCGAGACAGCGCACGATCCCCGGCCAGAGCGGGGCCATTTCTTCAGCGGTCATCTCACTGGTGAGGCGAAGCTTTAGGGTCATCCAGCCCTCGCGATATAACGAGACATTTACCCGCTCCTACCCGGCGTTTCTGCGATGGAAACGATCACATCAACGGCGTTTGCAGCGCTCGCCTGCACCCGGATTAGATCCCCATTGTTCAGGGCAAAGGCCTCTAGAGGGAGCCAGAGCGATTGCGCTGGCTGAAGGCTGTAATTTCCCAAAAGGTAGTAGGAGGCGCCGTTTTCAACGTTGACGTAGGTTGCCGAGACAGTGACCGCAGCACCGCTGAAATTCGCCAGCCTGAAGCCGATGACCTGAGTGTAGCCGCTAGCGTCAAGGACCGTGGTCGCGCTCGTTGTGGTAAGCCGCGTAGCGACGACGCGGCAGTTCTGATCGACATACCGGCTCATGCCTGCCCCTCAGGAATGCCTACCGGCTCCACGCCGTGAATGTCGTACCAAGTATTTTCCGTGCTTGACGGGATAGATACCTCGAAACGGTGATATCTGCCGCTTGCCCTGGCGGGTATGAGCCCCGTGCGATTGGCTGTGAAGGGCAGCTTCCAGCCAATCGCAGAACCCGCACTGTCCTTGATCCCTACGCGCCCTGATATCGTAGGCGCATCGCAGATCGGCCTAAAGCCGTTAACGAATGTGCGACCAGTCTTGTTCAGCTCCACATCGCCGGTTTGAAGCACCGCAGGCAGTGGGGCGCCAGCGAAGAAGCCAAGCCGGTATTCCAGGTCGAATGCCGCAATCAGCGGTGTAGACCCAGCCCACGCTCTGCTGTCGAGCGAGAACGGCAGTTCATCGAGGCCCAATCCAAGGGCATCAAGGCTATCGAGGGTATAGCCCGGTGTCGTCGCATCAATCAGGCCCGTCAGGATCGTCCCAGGCTTGAGCATCGACCACTTGTCTATGCCGTAGTGATAGCAAATCACCTTGTCGTAAGAGCGGTCGATGGTGTTTGAAGTCGAACGATACGCCCAATAGACCATCTTCCTGCTCGGGTCTTCCGAGCCGTAGACATCGTAGATTTCGCTCTTGTTGATGTCGCTCAGGAAGAAATTATCAACCCGCTCATTGCCGATCCCGACAGGCGGAACGCCGTAGCGGTAAAAGCCATCGTCCGAGAGGTAGAAAATCCCGTGCCCGGTGGACACAACCGAGCGTGGCGCAAGGCATCCATGGTTGGGTATGGTCTGCGTGAAGGTCATTACCATAGGCGTCTGGAGGGCCAGCTGCCCGACGCGGATGGATTCGGCGTGGAAGATGACGCAGCCATCAACGCCGCCCGCAAATGCCATGATTTCGCCGCCATCTGGGAAGGGCTGGAAGTCTGACGAGCGCTGCCGCGGCGTCCAGAAATGGGGCTGGTTCAAGCCGGACCAGTGGACGGAGCGCTGATCGCTGCCGAGGTTCGCAAGCATGACGAAATCGCCAAGCGTGCCGCAGAACAGCGCGGTAGGAGGATTACCCCCCAAATCGGCAAATTGATCGGGCGTGTTGACGTTGATCCACTGAACCGGGTCGGTGCCATTGGTGGCGATGATCAGATCGCCAAACTGAGCAAACGACCACCTGCGACCGTCAACGGTGCTGTAACCGCCAGTTTTGGAAACGTCCGTCCATCCCAAGGTTTCGGGATTGAACAGGTAAATGGCGTGTTGCGTGCCCACGAACAGGCGATAGTTGCCGTTGATGACGTAGGCGAGGATTGTGCCCATCGGATGAGCAGGAAGCGGCTGTGAGAAGGCCTGGAAGGACGGGAACGGCCCATAGGAATTGGCCTTGGGCAGAACGTTTTCCAGCGTATCCGAGAACTGAGGGTCAAAGCGTGACCGATCCGGCCCGTATTGAGCGAATGGGATCACGGCGTCACCATCGCAACGCGAGCATTCCCGCGCGCCCACATCGCGCCCTTTTCCTCGCGAATGAGGGCTTCAAGCAGACCGTTGAACATGCTGCCGAAGGAGGCCGCCCGTTCGTTATTGCCTATGAAAAGGCAGGCATGCTTCAGTGAGCCGTAGAGATAGATGTTGGGGAACTTGTCGAGCAGCCAATTGGAGGAATTGGCGTCAGTCAGAGCCGGGATCTTCGCAAAGTACTCCAGCTCTATCTCCGCTGTAGTCTTCGGCAAAACCATCAATGTGTCTCCGTCAATGGAGAACACGCTTGGATAGCCCGCCTGGCGAAAGGGATACACATCGTCGCGCGTACCCGGCGCTACGGCAGAGAGACGGCGCCTCGGGTTGGTGAGAGCGGTCACATTCCTGAATTCGAGGTAATCATCCGGCAGATCGGCTTTGCTATCGCCGTCGAGAGTAAGGGAAGCCACGGTGATCTGCTTCCTGCCTCGAACCACCCGGTTAAGGTCGGCCTCACAAAGGGTGATGAAATCGCCTGCAAAAGTCGCAAGGTCGGGCCGGTCAAACATCCAATCGACAATGCTGGACTTCAGGTCCGCGTAGCTCTCAAGCGCCATTAGACCTTCCCCCTGAATGTGCGAAAACCTGCATTTTCGGACGCGTTAAGCCAGCGCTTTAGGGATGACTGGTTGCCGTCTTTCACGCGAGGGGCGATTTCTCGCGCCCACACATGCATGGGAACACTGGCAACCACCTTTCCATCACCGAAGCGCTGCCCATCGGACTCCTTACGGAGAGACGCCGCCTCTTCCATAAAACGCGCTTCGCCGTACCACTCCGTCTTGCGAATGGTGGCTTTCTCATACTCGTATTCCCAAACCCGCGTACCGGATGCGGGGTCGTGAAATACGACATCTTTTCGGATCAACGCCCCCAGTTGGAGCCGCCCAAGATCGTTTTTGGAGATGTTGAGATGAGACTCCTTAGAACTCATCGTTGCGAACCGCGATCCCAAGCTTGACCACCGAGCGCGCCTCATCAATCGGCAGCTCGATTTCCTCACCCGCCTGATGGCGCCCACCGCTTTTGGGCCAATAGCCCTTCAGGAGCTTGACAGGCAGCGTCTGCGGCTTTGGAGAGCGCCCGTGGCCGCGTCTGGTCTCTTCTTCCATGCAGATCCCCATAAAAAAGACCGCCGCAGTTTCCCGCGACGGCCAGGTGTTCGGTTTTCGGTGCCGATTAGGTGGAGGCAGTCAAGCCGAAGACATCGGCAATGACGCCGTGCGCGGCCTCGTTCTTCATGATCAGCGTGTACTCAACGTTGAGTACGCGGCGCTCCGCGTCACCTACCTTGGCGACATCGTGCATCTGAATGTCATCGAAGATACCGACCGCCGCCTTGTCGGGGTCAATCACGAGAACATTGCGCGCCGTGGCTGCGTCGGTGGACATGACGCGGTTCGGAACCACCGTCAAAACGCCGAAGTCAGACACGTACATATCCGCGCCCGCAAAGATGGTGAGCTGGCCTTTGCTGCCCTGCCCCTGATTGGAGCGCAGTTCAGCGATACCGGCAAAACCGGAGAACACGCGCTTGTTGTAGGGGGAGAGCATGACGGTGCTCGGGTTGCCGCCTGACTGGTAGGTCTGCTGGATCACCGCATCAAGCTCAGCCTTGGCAAACGCCCGCTGCGTTCCATTGGTGGCAGCATCAACAAGACCGGTACCGGAGTTGAACCCGCCATCCGCGCCGCCTGCACCGCGCTCGGCATTGGCTTCCAGCCAGGCCGGGAACCCGCCAAGTTCGCGCGGCGTGGTCCCGTTACCGGAGACGGACGCATTGTTTTGAAGGAGGGCATATTCCATGTCCTTCTTCAGCTCGACGCCCTTTTTCTTCAACTCACGCTTCAGTTCCGACTTGCGGCCCGCCTTGGACGTACGGTCCTGCGTGCGGGTGACAGCAATTTTCTTGTCGGAGATCTGCGTGTAGTTGCCGACACGCGTGGTAGGCGTGAACTCCGTGAACACCCATGTGTCGCCCTCAACCACGGCATTGTTGCCGGGAGTCGCAAGCGCATCGGTTTGCCATTCCGGGTGGGTAGACTTGACCGGCTCACGCCCAATCAGGGTCATAAGCGGCGTGTCTTCCGGGGTGATCATGTAGATGGCCTCGGCAAGCTCTTCGCGATTGCCGATGGCCTCGTAGGTGTCGAACGCACCTGTTACCTGTGCCATTGGATTTCTCCGTCAGATTAGATCATCAAGAATGCGGTCAAGGGCGTCGTTGTCCTTGCCGTGGGATGAGCGCACGCGCTGCCAGTCGGATTGACGATCTCTCTGCTTGGCTCCCTGCGGGCTTTGCCTTCTGCCGGGGGCGAGAGGGGGCTTCCCCTCGGTCTTAGCCATCGCCTTCGGCTTTGCCGCCATGAGCTTCTGGTAGGCCATTGCGTCCCGAGCGAGCAGGAAGAGGCGATGATCCTCCGCCGCTGCTACGTCTTGGGGGCTGAAGCCGTACCTCTCAACAGCCTTCACCATATCCGCGTTGAACTGGTTCAACTTGGCCGGGTCGCGAAGCTCGGGCATGGCATGGAAAAGAGCTTCCGCTTCCCTGCGGAGAACCTCTTTTTTCTGCTCTACGGTCTGCGTGCTTCGGGCCTGTTCTGCCTGCTGCCTAGCAGCATAAAGCTGCTGCAACTGACCCATTCTGGCGTCATATTCCGCCTTCTGTTGCAGGTAGCCGATTGGGTCGGTGTGGATCATCGACTGATCAGGTTCCTGCGGCAGGTATGCGCGGGCTATGTCGATTGCGAGATCAATGGTCTGTTCGCGCTGTGCCAGTTCCGCCTGACGGGATTGCAGTTCCTCACGGAGTGCTGCCGTCTCCTGCGTCTTGCGGGTGTAATCCGCCTCACGGAGATTGCCGCGGATGAGTTCGTTGACGGTTGTCACCGTGCCGTCAGGGAGGCGGACGCGGCCATCATGGCCAACAAAGCGCCCTGCTTCACTTTCGGCTTGGGACTCGCCCTCTTGCTCCTCCTTGGCGTCATCTTCCTTCCCTGCATCGTCATCGGCAGGAAGGTCGGTGTCTGCTTCCTCGGACTGTGCCTCGGCAGCCTGTTCGGTTTCGTCCTGTTCGTTCGGCGTGTCCTCTTCTTCAGAGACGCCAAGGAACCGGTCGAGAAGCGCATCTGCATTGGGCGCAGATGCATCCTGCTCAACAGTCCCTTCCGGGGTGCTGTCGTCAGTCATTCAGATTTTCCTATTTTCGGAGGGTGAGATAACCCGGGTGCTGTCAAACGACAGTCGGGCGCTTACGCGTGCTCTCTTCTCCGCTGAGAATAACGGAGCGAAGGTGAGCGCGTATGCCTCGGATCACGCGGACCCTATCTGTAAGCATCCGACGCTTTCGGTCGGACCAGAAGGGTGCGCGCAGAATTTCATCAAGTGTGTCCCGCTCTATGCGGTCTAGCGCCTCGTTAAGGAGAGGCTCATCAAGAAGCCTGCGTGCCTCTGCGGCGCGCCGTTCTTTGTCGTTCATGCGGTTAGGCCGAAATTGTCAACGTGAACACGTCAAGGTCTGCGGTATTGGTGTGGGCGTCGGTGGCCCTCACGCTGAGATTCGGGAACGTGCCGCTTTCAGTCGGCGTTCCCGATACTGCCCCATTTCCTGAATTTACGGAAATACCGGCTGGCCACGTTCCAACCAGGGAATAGACGTATGGCCCCTGGCCGCCGCTCGCGGACGCGCTGAACCCGGCATAGGCAACATTGATGGTCCCTGTGGTCACGGGGGACCCGGATATGGCGAGGCCAACAACAGCGCCGCCCTGCTTGGCCATATCCTGCCAGAAGCCAGCCCCACGGGTTTTCAGATCGCCATCGGTCAGGTTAGCAGATACATCACCGCCCTGGCGCACCATATCGCCAATGCCGCTTGCTCCACCGTAGCGGAATTTGTCGTTAGACATGGGGAACTCCTAGGATATCAGTCAAGTTAGCGGCTCGCTCACGAAGGCCGCTGCGCCCATACGGCGGATGGCTCTATCTACGACACGTAATTCTTTCTTCACGGCTCTTTCTAAGACGGCTTCGGCTTTCCTTGCACCGCGCAATTTCTCACCCCAAGTTGCCTCCAACTGAAGGAGCAAATTAGTGTCATTTGGAAACGTATCGCGTAGCGATTCGACAGACCGGATGCCCAACCACAAGCTCTCTATTTTTCGGTATGCGTCGGGATGTTCGTCTAACAAGCGATCTGTGGCGGCATAAAAGGCCCGCCGTGCCTGGGCACATTCTTCAGCAGCATTCTGCGCGATGTCCCGGATCTGCTCGATCCCCGCCCCGCTATTGCGGGACTCGTCGCTCGACATAGGCTCTATTCCTTCGCTGTTGCTTTGCGTTCGATGTTCACATCCGCCTGCCTTTCCTGGATGGCGGCGTTCATGCGGTTAGCCTCAGCCGTAAGCGCTGCCTCGAGCTGCATTTCCTCGCGGCGTAGCTGTGCATCGAGGATGGCGTTTTCCCTCTTCTGCTGGCGCTCGAATTCCGCCTTCTCACGGGCAACCTGCATCTCCATGGCGTGCTTTTCGCGCATGGCCTCCATGTCGAGGGCGTTCTTCTGTCGCTGCGTCTCGATGGAAGCGGCGGCCTTCTGCTGCTCTAGCTGTATCTGCGCCTGGGACTTCTGCGCCTCGATCTGAAGCTTTGCCTGCTCGGCCATCACTTTCGGGTCAGGCTGCTGCTGTTGCTGCGCCATCACCTGAAGCGTCTGCTGGTCCACCTCACCGAAGTATTCGTCGGGGTTGCGAAGCCCTGACATTTCGATCAGCTTGCGCAGCGTATTCGCGTATTTATCAATGCCACAGACAGGGTTCATCGGCCCCGCCTGAGCGATGATTTGCTCCTGCTTGGCGGCGATCTGCATCAGGATGGCCGCATCACGATCCCGAGAACCAGAGCCAAGGCCAACATTAACGTTGAAATCCATGTTGGCATTCCAACCACGCGGGTCCATCTCCACCCACTGATTGCGCAGGCGGATCGTACGTGGGCGATCCTGGTTCTGAACTATCAACTTCAGGATGCAGCGGAAAAACCTCTTGAAGCCCATCTCAGCGAAATTGCGGGCGACAAGCTCTATCTTGGAATAGGCGGCAGACTGCGCCGCGTTGACCGCCGTAGCCGATTGGTTCTGCAACGCCTCAAGATCCAGCGCCATCGTGGAGCGGGACACGCCCGTCCTGCGCTCAATCATCTGGTCCATGTAATCGAGACCAGTCAGCGCCTCCTTGGCGATGAAGGGCACAACAGAAGTCGCCACCGCATTGCTGACGTTGCCCTTAACCCGGATCACATTGCCAATGGCTCGGTCGTACAGGGCGTCCGGGTTCTCAATGACGGACTCGTCAACTACCCGGTCGGGGATGTTGCTCTGATACAGATTGTCGAGCATCTGCCGCAGCAGAGTCGTCTTAACGCGCTGGATATCTTCCGTATCATTGAAGACAGATCGGCCCTGCCAGCGGTGCGGCACGCGTTCGGCAACGAAATCCGTGAAGGGAACTTCGGTTTCCCAAACCTCCCAATCCAGAACCTTCGTGTTCCCTGCCCCACCGACAAGAACACGTAGCGTCTCTGCTACCCCATCGCCATCATAATCGACCTTGATGTAACTCTCGATGATCTCAACTTCTTCCGTTGACTTATCGAGGCCAGGGGATGAGACAAACGCGCCAACCTGCTCCTTACGGGCGACATCAACCCGGTCAAAGCTCATCGTGTTGCCCCAAGTGGGGAGGTTATCCACCTCCTCACGGTCAAGGCCCATTTCAATCAGTTCTGAGCGGGTTCTCAGGGAACGGTGACCGACAAAACGCGCGTCCTCGATATCGGTGGCGCGAGCATCGATCAGGAATTCTTCAGGTGGAACAGCTTTAATCCTGAGGCAGCCATCCTCATAAGTGCGCTTGATCTTGACCGAATGGAGCAACACCGGCTGCTCGGAGCCATCAGGACCCGGCAAATAGCTTTCGCTGGTCTCGTGGGCCAGAACCTCGATGTCATCATCGTTCAGGAGAACCGCCATCTGGTCATCTGTGAGACCGGATAGCATGTGAGTCTCAACCTTCTCTGTCCGGTCCCACCAGTGCTTCACGACACCGTTGGCGTGGAGCAAAGAATCGTGGAACACGTCCCAAAAGACCTGATAGCCGTCACACTCGCGCAGGACGATATAATTGACGTAATCCGTGGCCTGGCGGGCTGCCTCCTCGTCCTCCGGCTGCTGGGGGTCGTATTGGCCCAGATTGTCAGCAGAAAAGAACACGCGCATGAGACCCGGCAGCATCCAGCCGATGGTATCCTGCACGTCATGCGTGGTGACGGATGAGCGGCCCTCTTCGCTCGGCAGATCACGCATTTCACCGCGATAATACTCTATCGCCCGAATGCGGTCCTTCTTGAAGTCAGATCGGTCGTATTCGATGGCGGCAGCTATCTCGGCCTGCACGAGCGTGCCGATCTCCTGCTCTGTCATACGCTTGCGCTGAGCCATCAATATTTCCCAATTTCAACCAGCAATAGGTAAAACCCCGCAATCCAATCAGATTACGGGGCTGTCCATTCTCTTTCAGGTTGTGCTAAACCAGACCCTTGATTCGGGGAGCGGCAACAAACTTCCGCTTGGGCACGGTGGCGAAGCGGAGCATCATGAAGGCGTAGCGAGAAGCGCTGATCACGTCATCGCGCTCTTTGACGATCACGCCATCCTTGCGGTGATACATGCGGCGTTCTTCAAGCCAGCTGACGCAGTTGGAGAAGACTTTCCATCTTCCCGTCTGCATCCGGTCCAGCATGTCGATCACGCCAGCCTCGACGCCAAAGCCGCCATCGGCAAACGTCGCCTTTTCCGGCAACATCGCCAGACCTTGGGCCGCGTAAAGCTCCTTGTACTCGACACCGCTCTGGTCCTTGTCGCGGCGGAGGCCGTCATGCGGCCATGCCCACGGCAACCAGCCTCCCCACGGCTTCAGTGCAGCGGCGTGGATGACTGGCGTTGCATGTGATTTGCGATAATCAGCCACGACATACACAACGTCATTGTCGCGGTCGTGGGCGAGCTTCACCGCCCCGAATGGATGATCATAACCGAAGTCCATTCCGCCGATCTGCGCCCAATGGTCGGGTATGGCGAATGGCTCGACCACAATCTCCTCTTCCGCCACCGGGAAGATGAGGCCGGATCCAAGAGATGGAACACCCTTTGTTCGCGCCTCCCGCTCATGTGGCGGGTAGCTGGCAATGATCTTGGCCCGTTCTTCCTCGGTGTAGTGCTCCGCGTCGTGGATCGTCATCGACGTAACGGAGCGGTCCTCCGAATCCTCCAGAAGGTAACGGGCCACAACGCTCGACATGCCCTTGAGGGGCGTGAAGGTCACCATTACCCGGCCCTTGGTGGCGTTGGTGCGGGTGATGCCCTCCATATACACATCTTCGGGCGGCTCTTCGTCAAACCAGACGAAATGCACCGTGTTGGCCTGCCATTTAGACCGGCCCTGGTCATAGCTCTTGAAGTAGAGCGTGGAATATTCGCCGCTTACATGGCGCACCGTGACGCTGTCGAGAGCGTTTGGTACGCCTTGCCTGCGGGTTCGGTCCGAGATGCAGCGCTGCGGTATTGCGCCCGTGCCCCATTCCTCTTCGCGATCTGGCGGGCCAATAAGCAGGCGCTGGACGCCATCACGTGTCAGTTCGCCAGACTCGGAACCAGCAAGCGCTACGATGGGGCCATCAAAACGCTGGCCCCTCCACCAGTCGGGATATTCCCCCGTAAGGTGCATGGCTGTTTCATAGGCTCCGGCCCAGGTTTTCCCGAGCTGGTTGCCCGCCATGAAAAGCCGCTCTCGCTGTGGCTTCTCGTGAAATTCCTTCTGCTTGGGATAGGGCTTGTAGTGCTTGAGCTTGTTAGTGCGCAGTCGGCGCTCGATCTCCGCCGTCAACTCCATCCTCTCCCTGAGAAGAGAGGAAAGGTCTGATGGTGGCGTCGAGCTTGCGGATGCGTTCAAGGAGTTGGTCATCCGTCATCTGATCGATCTGGTTCACATTGATGTTGAGATCGCGTGGGAGGATTGAGGCAACGACCTTCAGGTAAGCGTCAGGCTTCTTCTCACGGACTTCTCGGATCGCTGCCGGTCCATTCGCCTCCCAGTCTGCCAGCATGTCTTCCAGAAAGGCTTCACCGAGCTTGTTGCGTGAGCCCTTCGGACGCCCGGATGGGTTGCCGGATTGCCCAGGTTGCCAAGGCGCCTTCAGGTGTTTTTTAGGTGTAGGTTCACCGCTGTCGGTCATATAATCTGCCACAGAGGTTAGGAGGGGTTGGCTATGATCTGGTTTGCGATAGGTGGCGTATTAGGGATGGCGCAGCTTGGAGTGAGCCTTATAAGAAGGCCGACAACCATGGGCCACCCCATACAGGGTTTCGTAGCCGCTGCCATTTTGGGCGCCCTGATATACGGAGGGATTCTCTGGCTATTGACCCGGCTGCTGTGACCGAAGCGTGCTTGCTAGGATTTCTGCGACCTTATGGGGGTCGGCCCAATACGGCATAGCCAGGTCAATAACGATTCCGTCTATGAGGAGCGCATGACTGTCTTTAGTGCAGACGACCTGCGCATCCTTCATTGCTGCCTTGAACTTCTCAACATCTTGCGGCGTCATTCAATCCAACTCCTCGACCATCCTGGCTTCTGCCCTCAGGATCTCAGACACGCGCTCACGGCTCATGTGGGTGAGCATGAGAGAGACAGCGCATTCGAGATACGAAACACTATTGCGCTCCAGATAGAGCTGCGATCTTTCCGCGCTTAACTCGTCTATGCGCTTGGTGCTGTCGGGCATGAGATGCCTCTATTTCAGGAGCAGAGCCGCCGCGATGAAGGCAACGACGCCCGAAGCGCACACAACTGAAAGCACCGCCATTGACGGCAGGGCGAAGAACCATGCTAGCGGCACCATTAGAAGCGCGGCGGTGAACATCGCTGCACCAGCAGCGGCACCCCAAAACAAGACAACCAACCCACTCAGATCAGGCATCACTCTTGAACCTCACAAAGCCAATGGGCTCCATCTTCCGACGAGCCATGATCTTGTCGCCGTTGTGATCAACCACGCCCGTATCGATTAGCTCGTGCTCCTCGTAGACAGTGCGGGCGAGGTAGTTTTCCCCATCTGGTTCATGATCAATGTCTGCCGAGCGGCGCTTGATGAAGTACTCACGTGTCATGAGAACATCTCGTCGTGCTCTGCCCACTTCTGGCAGCATACGCACGTGGGTTCGAAGTCAGGGCAGCGAGAACCCCATATGCGGCGAGTGTAAAGCCATGAGATGAGGCGATCTACCATGTTGCCCATGTGATGCTCCCGTCAGGACGAGCGCGGACCATTCAATGCTGGAAGAAGCCCATCGGTAGAACCGGCTTCCAGCAATTCCTCGAAAGCGCGGCCGAACGCCTCTTCGGCTTTCTCTCTCAAAAGTCTCTCCATCGGAGTCTCTGGCTTGTTCCGACGCTGATATTCTCGCTCTATCATGAGGAGCTGGAACTCATTTTCACGCTCTTGCCGAGAGAGCCCCAATTTATGCCAATGTTGTTTGTACTCCGAGAGCTCTGAATCTCGACATATGGGGCAGTCGCAACTGAGCGGCATGAGCGGTCCTTCCGGCTGGTTAGGACAGAACTCGCCCGACGCACATTCGCAATGCGGGTCAAAGCAGATGGTCCGAGGATGCATCGCGCCGTCCTGATTACTGACCCCAGGAGCATGTCACAAGACAGAGGCCGACCTGGGGTGTACTGGTTGTCAGGACGGGCGCGTCAATCCAGAAGTCACGCGCCAAGTTGCCGGAGTACTGGCTTACCGGCGAGACACAGAACTGTTACCAGCCTGGAGCGTCCTGATTAGTCTCGCCCGCCGATACCATACGCTCAGGGTGTAGGTGCCTTCTGGAGTGTTTCGATGGTGGCGGGCGATTGGTGAAATGATTTGAGGCCCCGCATTAACCGGTCTGCGGTGGGTAGGACTGTATCGGTTGTCCGGCCTCTGGCGACCCCTACGGGGCATGATGCGATACGGCACCTGCATGACTGGCAGCCTTCAATTCGAAGACCTTTGACTATCGACGGGGCAGGGCCACTTTACGACCAGCCTCTGACTTTCGGCGTCGCCACCATCCGGTGACCACCGCCGTATCGCAACTGTTTGGGCGCACCGGGGTAACTGTCTCTCACCCGGTTAAGGCCGACCGCGACAGCCAAGGCGGCCAATGTGTACACCCAACTCTTACCGCTTACGCGGAATCAAAAAGGGCGCTCTTCTTACAAAGCGCCCATCATCAATTTCATCCCCTAGCATATTCGTTGACTCATTGCAACCTACATCTAGGCCGCTTTGGCGATTCTATTCATCCTTTCCACAGCATTTAGTGCCAGACGCAAATCGCCGATTAGCCCCTCAAGCGATTTGTTCTCAATCACAATACCCTCGACGGCCATCATCCCCATTGGGCCACTTGAGAGGATGGCAGTGCGCATAGCTTTCCACCTTTCTATGGCACGCTTGTCTCGCTTCTCGCGATCCTCATCAAATGGGTCACTACCATCGAAGCCGCTCGGGCCACTGAAGTCGCTCGCTGAGCGTGGGTTCCTAGAGGCGATGGCGAACCGGTAATTCTCATAGGCCTGTTGAACCTCTTTTGCAGTCTCCAGGTGCTGCGCCGTGAACATCATCGGGTTGATCTTGTCCGCTCCATTCTTCCTTTTGAATACCTCGTGCAATTCCTTCCAGGCATGAATGACGGAACCGTGTTCCTGTTTTCGGGCCTCATCCCATGACAATGACGGGTCGAGTTGGCGGCGCTTCCATGTAGCAGCCTCCATCATCAGCTTGTATTCGAGAGTCTTTTGTGCGTCCTCGATCTCCTTGGCCTCCGCTGATCTCGATATGCGCCCACTCTCCGTACGCAAGACACCTGTTTTATGTGGCCTCCCTCGCCGCTTCTGCCCCTTTGTCCTTGCTTTCATTATAACCCCGCCGCTTGATATCAGGCTCGTTGATAAGCTGGTCTGCCGCCGTTGATCCGCTTCTTACGAGCCTCTGCGCAAAGCTCATCCAGTCTGCGCGAGAGGCTTACGACCTTCCTGGGTTCGGGCAGCGTGTAGAACTCCAGGAATGGGCCGTTCGTGTCGCTAAGGCGGATTTGCAGGGTCCAGTCTCCGCCGTCCCTGAAGATGGAGTAATCGACGCCGCGCCGGTCGGCCCAATCAGCGGCTTCTTCCAAGAGAGATTCGAACCTGTTCATTCTGCCCCTCATCAGATCAGGATGACTTCGGGAGTTTGCGGCCCATGCGCCTCAGGGCCTTGAGAACTGTGGTGTGATCCCGGCCACCGAACTCCCTCCCTATCTGGACCAAGGAAAGATCAGGCCGCAGATCGTAGGCTAAGGCCAAGGCCTTGAAGCGTGCTTCGACCACATGCCGTTCCCGGCGCGGGCCCTTTATCTCCTGGACCGACACCCCATGCTTCTCCGACACCCGGCGAATTATTTCCGAGACGGGTATGCGGTCGGTAATGTTCTCTAAAGCGATGTTAAGCTCTTCGGCAGATTTAGCTGCGGGGCTAGAAATCAACGACTCCCTAATGCTGGCCCGGAGCTTGTCATTCTCCCTCTCCAGCTCGGAGATACGATCTCGTAAGGTGGAAAGCTCCACCTCGAACATCTGCTCCATTGCTTGCTTCTGCTTCAGCCGAGCCCGGGCGAGGAAACCGGGGGCGTAGCCGCTATTCGTTACAAACGTGTCGTGATTGTAGTCTCTCATTAGGCCGTCTCCGCTCGTCTCGCTTGATACCTTTCCCACACGTGCCTCTTTGCCTCGTACCGTCGCTCTCTCAGCCACCGAGCAAGAGAGGGGATGAATTTTGACCGCTCCCGATATGTCGGGTCGAATGAAGGGGGTAAGCTGCCCTTCAGCCACTCCGCGGCCTGGAAGATCAGTTCGTGATCGCGCTTCGGAGCCTTTTCAAAGGCATCAAGAGCACTGGCGAAATCTTCGGCATCCTTGATGGGATAGACATTCCAGAGGCGCAGGAACGCTGCTGGCGCTTGCTCATCTCGTTCGCAGCGAATGTCGTGGTCACGTATCCATTCCGGCTTGAACCCGCGCCAGCCGCGCAGGATCATCTCATCAGCCGCCTCGTTCGGATCTCGGCAGCGAGCGAACTGCTTAGCCAAGAGCCGCGCCGCGTGTGGCGTGAGCTTTGCCTTGATGGCCTTGCGGTGCTCTATGACAGCTTGCGCATGTTCTTCGTCTAGGACGGCGCAAAGCTCGGTGAGTGCATCCGTCATCCCGACACCTCCTCGCTGAGGGCGGCGTTGATCATGGCAACCCATGTATCAGAGATGCCCTTATCCTCTCCGGTTCGGGCATCCCAATCCATCAGGGCGGCATAGCCATCCTCAACCATTCCACGAGTAGGCTCCCGCATAGCCTCTATTGCCGCGCGGGCCGCCTCTTCATAAGAAGTAAATTCCTGCCGCAATACGACTTCCTCAATCGCCTCAGCGACCTTCTCAATCATGCTCTGTGTCATGCTGCATCCCTCCTTGCGGCGCGCTCGAACATGCTTGCTGCCTGCTCAAGCACAGCCAGTTCTCTCTTCCGTGTTTCAACTTCGTGCTGGGGGCGTTTGGAGCCGTGATCCGCGATCCACGCCTTCTTGCTCCAGGCGAGCTTTTGAAGCTCCAGCGCCATCTCCTCGTGGGGGATCTTCATGAGGCCTCCGCGATTTCTATGCGGACAACCCCACCTTTACGGGGCTCACCCCAGCGGATGACACCGGGGCGGAAATTGCTGTCATCCACGCCAAGGGCATCGGCAATGCCGTCGAAATATGCCTTGCACGAGCTTACGGCTCCGTCCCAATCCCTGCGCCTCTTGTCGGGAGGGAAGAACGTGAGGAAAACCACCAGAGGCTTTGCCTTACGCATTGGCTTTACGCCCGCCGCCCTTGCCCACCAGGCGGCGTCTTCCCTTGCCTGCTTCGTAGCCTTCGCACGCGCAGCCCAGTGCACCCGAGAGTTCGGATGAAGTGCTCGTGGCGGGAACGGGAGTTCAACTGTTATGCCCAAGGAACCGCCCTCCCCGCTCCGCGTTGATGCGCATGGCCATCATTGCCGTGGTTGAAAAGGGGCTTGATCCTGAAAAGGCGCGAAAGGCCTTCGTGGAAGCTGCCAAGGAGTCGGGCATTCTGATCTCGGAATGAGGTCATGCCGCCCTCCTCATCTCGCGCGGGCAGTTCGCCTCAAATACTGCGCGGGCAAAACCCATCGGCGTAGCTGATCGGAAATTTGCTCGATGGGGGCCTGGGGGAGCCTTGTGGATTCGGTCGTCCGGCGCACCCGCATCGCGAAGAGGGAACGGATCCGGCATGATGAAGCCGTTACCAGTCCAGAGGCAGGTCTTTTTCGTATAGTTGTCAGTGGGCTCGAACCCGGAAAACTCGTGCGGATGGAAAATGTGATCTGGCGTCCGCCAGTAGCTGCTGAACGTCGAGATTGGGTTCTCGATCATCCAGGGAGCCCCAGCCCACTCACAAATGTCGCGGGCGCGCTCCAGAAGCTCTATTGCAGATGCAAGGCCAGCCAACCCCTTGTCCTTGAACCAGCGCGCGCCTGATACCGCCACATTGGTGCAGGGGGGGAAGGCAAAGACGATCTGATATTCCCGGCGCGGCGGCAGCCACCGGAGGACGTCCGTCCCGTCGCGCTGTATGTCAACGCAAAGAGTATCAAACCCGGCCTCGGCCCATGGCTTGACCATGTTTCCCGTATAATCGAACAGGGACAAAACAAGTTTTCCCATACCTATACCTCAGAACCACGGCCCAATAATCCAGACCCAGACAGCAGCCGCCCACACAGCATGGACAGCCACACAGGCAGTAAGGACGCCCAAGAAGTTCCAGTTTGTTCGCGGTCTGCACATGGAATGTTCCCTCGTATGGACAGCTTCCGGGTGGGGGGGGGTGAGCGGGGAGGGCTAGGTCTTCTCCACGATGACCGCTCCTATGAGCCCAGAGAGGCCTGCGACCAGCAGCAGGACCAGAATGAGAACAGCCATATGGACCGTTCCGCCCAATAGAACCGCTACCGCGAACACGGCTGCAGATCCGCAAATCAGAACGATCATTGCGAGTAGTGTTAGAATGCCGAACGTGCTCAGAAATTTAGATGACGGCATGATCCCCCTCCTCTTCCTTTGCTTCGGAGAGCTTGGAGTCGATGAGGGCGAGCGTGGCGTCTATTGCATCAATGGCGTCTACAACACGAGTGGTCTCGTGTAGGTCACCGTTCGTCAGAATGCTCCGAACCTTTTCCAGCGCCGTTATAGAACCGCTCCGCTGCGGGGCCGGGTAGGCTTGATTGCACAATGCGTCAGCAACAAGCTGCGCCTGCTTCATCGTGGGGAATGTCATGAACCATTCCCCAGCGACAAGGCGGTCATGAGGATTGTTCTCGCGTGCGGCGGTTGTACCAACTACCCCAGGCATTTTCGCCGGCGCTACGAAAACGGCAGGTTTTCCGTGCGCGGTGCCGGTACCTACGACCCAATTTCCTTGGCCAAACTCAGCCGCCGGCTTCCCGGCATTGGCTACCGATCTGAGATTAATCATTGGAATGCTCCGTCAATTCCGGCGCTATTTCGTCCGCCCATCGCGTTCTTTGCTTGGCTATGCGGTACCACCGTTTGGCCAAGCGATATCGGATCCGCCACGGCAAGAGCCTTCTCAAGGTGCTCCAGCCGCCCCAGGATTTCTTTTCGTTCACGCTTCAGTTCCTCAATTTGCGCCCTCTTGAGAGCGTCGAGTTCTGCACCATCAACTCGTCGTGCCGTCCCTTCGTGAAGGGTGCGGACGCGGCGCATCGTGAATTCGCGCTGGATACGCGTCTCCACAAGCGGTTTCATGAAACGATAGGCCTCATAAAGCGCGGCCTCTACCTTCCCGTACCGCTTTACCGGGAAGGCCTTCCGAAACAGATCTTGTGCATACGCAACGTCACTCATTTTCTTGTCCGTGTTTGACAAGCTCTTGTCGTGCTTTCGCAACACCTTGTCCGTCCTTCCGTCTACATTGCCCCACATGGACAGGACGATTTTGGACAGAGATGGGGAAACACTTGCCGAGGCCGCGCAGCGCTTGATGGCAGTCAT